TGAGCATCTCCGACGCTGGGGCTTCGTGCCTGATGTACACTACACCTGGGGCAAAAAGCCTGCAAAGGCGTGGGGATGGGAAGAGCCTATCATCGCACCGATGAACTGGGAGAATACATTGAGCTTCTGGAATGGTTCCATAGCCACCATCATCAGCCAGGACAGGAAGGGCACGTCAAACTCAAAATCGTTCGACTTCCTGCTCATCGACGAGGCTAAGTTTGTCAACTTCGAACAGTTCAAGGATGAGACGCTTCCTGCCAACCGAGGTAATAACAATGTATTCGGTCATCTCTATTTTCATCACGGCATCGCTAAGTTCTCTGATATGCCAACGACCAAGAAGGGCTCGTGGTTCCTCAATGACCGTGAGAAATGTGATCCTGCAAAGGTGCAGCTGCTTGAAGGCTTACTGGCCTCGTATGCGGAGCTGCGCAGGCAGGTCAATGACATGATCAGTGAGGGGAAGAAGCCGGACGCGCAGACTGCCTTCCGGCTGCGACGTCTTTCAAAGGTCATCAACCAGCTGCGGGCCGACACGCTGCTCTACAAGGAGTTCTCATCTATCGAGAACCTGGAGATCCTCGGTGAGGACTTCATACGTCAGTGTAAGCGCGACATGCCGCCTGCCACCTTCCGCACTACCATCCTCTGCAAGCGCGTCGAGCACTCTGAAGATAGCTTCTACAACGCAAAGTCTGATGCCAACCTTTATCAGGCTGCTAACAACTCTTACATTGATTCCATTGGCTTCAACATGGAGAAGCTCCGACACGTTGACTGCCGCTTTGACGGGGATCTGGACTGGACGGCTCCGCTATGGGTGGCATTCGATGCCAATGCTAACATCAACTGGATGGTGGTGGGACAGCCCGGCAAGGATATGAAGCTGCGCGTGGTCAAGTCGTTCTTTGTCAAGTACGAACGCCGACTCCCCGAACTGGTCGATGACTTCTGTACATATTACGACAGCTTCAAAAAGAAAGAGGTGGTTTTCGCATACGATGCCACCTTTGTCGGCAACGACTATGGCCGGAGTGCCGAGGGATTTGCCGACACAATCAAATACTGCTTCATCAAGCATGGGTGGGTCGTGCAGGAGGTGTATATCGGTTCTCCGTGGCGTCATCCTGTCAAGCAGAGCCTGATCAACCGTATGTTCCGGGGTGCTGATACCAAATATCAGATTCTCTTCAATGAGGAGAATAACCCGGATTTGCTCAACAGTATCGACGGAGCCATGTCTGTCAATGGATCCAACAACAAGGATAAGTCTGAGGAGAAAGGACCGGAAACGGAAGAGTCGCCGCTTGAGAGCCGCACTGACGGCTCTGATGCCTTCGATACTCTCTGTATCGCTGTAGAGGCCGGACCCATGCCGTCGTTTGTCGGTGGCGGGGATGCTGGAGTTGTATAAATGTTAAAAGCCCTGACACGGCTCAGTGTCGGGGCTTTTTTCATGTCAGCCTGCCACCGACCGCAAATGTGGCGGGGGATATGTAATTGCATCGTCACACTGTCATGCTGTAATCGGTAATTGCTGCTACATATACCGCTGCTGCAGACCTCTGTAATTACGGTTAAGGCGTAGGGCGGTGCAGGGTCGGTTCCGACGGAGTCGCTTTTTGGAAAAGCGACGCAAAACAAAAGTGGCTGGAAATGGGGAATTTAGACCTTTTGAGGTGTTCACAAGATTATCTCGGGTGGCTCTCTAAGAATCTCTAAGGATCTCGAACAGCTATCGAACAGATCTCGAAGAAATGGGGGCGAAATGCCGTCAATAAGATGGAATCTTCCAATGTTGGAATGATTTACAGCAGATGGTGGAGAAAATGGAGGTGGAAATGGTGGCGAAAAGAGGGGAAAGATGGAATTTGTTCTGCAAAATACCTCGTTTATGCGGAATTTTAGCTATCTTTGCAGCAGATACCAAGATAACGTAGGATCCCTTTCATGGTATCCGATCATATATAGAAGGTGTCGGGGGCGGATGCAAAGATGATAGGGCCCAGCAAGCCGCCCCCATTTGCATTGAATCAGTTACTTAGCCATACATAACGTAGCTGTGTTTATCAGTGTCCTCAATAGGTATAAAATTAAAATACATAGGAATCTCCTTTCCTCGATTTAGTGAAGTTCATAACGATAAATTAGATTAAGCAAGTTATTTGAGTAACAGGAAGGCCGGTTTTCGTGAGAAAGCCGGCCTTTGGCATTGGTGAAATGTTAAATCTTTCATTTACTATCAAAATAAATAGTTTATTCCTTGTATAGTATCCAAAAAGATAGTATCTTTGCAGTGTTCAAAAGAAATACAGTAACAATGAAGGAAAAGCAGAAATTCAAGATGGAGCTCTCCTTTGAGGAGAAAGAGCTGATTGAGTCAATCAGAAACTATTGCAACAGTTATCCAAACGGCTATCCGCAATTACTGGAGTATGCGCAAGACCTCTTCGACAGAATAACGGACATGCCCAAAGATGAATGACAAACAACGGCTCTCCTTCCGGGGAGAGCCTTAAAATAGACATAATTATGGAAGTAGCAGTAAAACAATCAGAGAAGATTACGGACATGAAGGCGCGGATGAGTGACATCTATCTCGCCGTTTCATGGAGGGAGATAGCACGCACTTACTTTGACAAGTCGGTGCCATGGTTCCAGCATAAGATGTATGGCATCGACGGCAACGGCGGTGTGGGTGGCTTTACTGAGGATGAAGCCGGCCAATTGAAAGGCGCACTCCTCGACCTGAGTAATCGTATACGCCGTGCCGCTGAAAACATTCCAGCCCCGGCCACTGTATAGCCGTTTTGAACAAAAGCCGCCGCCGGGCTGGCGGCGCAACAATAATTGAATGCTTCATGAAGAAGTAGGCAATTACATGTAAAAGAACACTTGGAGCCTCCTGCGCGTGATGCGTGGGAGGCTTTTTACCACTAAAAACAGAATATTATGCAACTGACAGGAAAGAATGCTGAATATGCCGATCTCATCCTCTCTAAACTCATGGACAACGGAGGATGGATTAGCAAGGAAACGTGGCTGAAATTGCTGAATTAATAGGGTTCACGGCTTCTTCTTACTGCTATTTTTGAGCAAATTAACGATAATTTTGCTCAAAGTTTTGCATGATTCGAGAAAAATGTCTTACTTTGCAGTTAAGGATTCACTTATAACTATATTTTTTATGTGCACTATATCAAAAGAAACCATACGCCGGGCTTGTGAGCGGACTATCGCTAACAAGGCTGCAGAACACACCCTTATTCATAGGGGGGATGCCATTCATTTGTCGGTTCATTATAGTGGCGGTGAATATCATGGACATATTTCTGCGGAAAAGATTAGGGAGGCTTATGCCAAGGCATGGGAGGCTAATGTCAGAAAATAATGGCTCGTAAATATAACTATCTTTTCAGCAGCCTTGTTAAGGACAAAAGCGATATTCAAGGGCATATCGCTTATGCGATTTATAAATTTGATAAGATTTCCTACCTTGATAAGTTCAAGAAGGAAAGGGGAAGGGAACCTACGGAGGATGAAATAGAGGCATTCCATTCCAGTTGTTGCACTGAGGCCCGAATAGAAGAGTATAGGCAGCATGCGGACTCTATTCTGCATGATTTTACGAACAATGTTTTGGCTGACGCGACCAGTCAAATAGAGGCAGACTATCAGAACAAACAGGAAGAGCATCTAAGGAAAGTTATAGGAGAGATGCAGCCGTCTTTGAAAGCACAGTATTTTCACGGGGTTATTCAAAGCGTGTTGGGGGCCATTGCCCTTGCTTTGCTCATTTGGATATTTGTAAGTATCGTAAACAGATACGATATTGGTAACCTGCATATCTATCTTGAAAAGCCAAACACCGAACTAAGATAGGCAATTTTCGGTAGATTTTGCCGTTTGAATTGTTAAATCTGCTCATTTTGCTCAATTTTCTCCACCATTTTCTTATCTTTGCATTTGATTAATTTGCTTAATTTAGAGGTATGAAAAGAATAATTTATTTATTAGTAATCTTGGCAATTATATCAATCTACTTTGGAAGTTGCGGACGTAGTAAGGCTGAGGAACAAGCCATAAGGGATTCTCTCTACTTTGACAGTCTTGATAGAGCACAAGACTCAATATGCAGGACATGGACACATGAAGACAGCGTAGAGGCTCAAAGGATTGTCGACCAAGCAAAGGCTCTTGCGAGAAAGAAATACAATGAAGAGCACGGTATAAAAGAGAAACCTGTTGATAAAGAGGGCGACGGTAAGGTATACCAGGGCAATTATTCATATCCAGACGTGAAGACCATCAAAATCGATGGCAAATGGTATGATGTTGCAATAGATGAATATGAATTCGACTTGCTTCAAAGATTGCCTAAGCCTGAAAGAGAGGTCGAAAACTCAGTTGGCAAAGTCTTATACTACAACAACTATGCTCTCCAGATATGGCTTAAGGGAGACCAGGTTTACGATGTTGTTGTGTCTAAATAGCACAATCTTACAGAGAAGATACCATTATTGTCTATTAATTTAAAGTTCTATGGATAAAGAAAGTATTGTCAACAACATTAAAAAATCATGTGAAGACATGATTAATTACATAGAAAAGCACAAAGAGATTCTCATTGACAACAATGAGAATGCATTGTTTCAATACGCAATACTTGACCTAACTCATAAGGCCGGGGAGATAAGTAAGGATATCAACGGATTGAAAGGCTTTAAATATGTTCTTTATGAGCAGAACAAATTGAAGGCTGAGACAAAGAAACCGCTCAGTGATGAAGATATACTCCGGAAAGATACTATTTTCTATAAGAAAAAAGTAGTATTCACAGGTACACTTGAAAATTTCCCAGATAGAGATGAAATTGCGTCCATTATCCGACAATATGGAGCTGATATCAATAGTTCTATATCTCGAAAAACCGATATCGTAATTGTCGGTAGAGGAGCAGGCCCGTCAAAGATGAAGAAGATACAAGAGCTTCAGGAAGGAGGCTATGGTATAAGAGTCCTTCACGAGCATGAATTTCTTCAGATATTAGAAGAAGAAGGGATCAAATGACTCGCAAATGTTAAAAAAGGCGGAGAGCCATCATTTTCTCCACCTTTTTCTTTGCCGTTCCGCTTTTTCTCCCTATCTTTGCCATCGCTATAAAGACGATGGTAGTCCATCCCGGTGAGCAGCGGTCATTGCTCGGACATCAAGGTCGGGCTTTTTTTATGCCCGGTAAAAACACGAGTAACTACTCGTAGATAAAAATATTGGCGGTTGCCATTCCGT